CTACAGAAATATCCAGTTCATCGTGAATCTGTATATGAGCTATAATACCCTCTTTATATAGATCCAGCATTGCTTTTTTAGTCATATCTGCTGCAGATCCTTGTATTAACTTGTTTAGAGCTTTATATGTAAAAGCTCGTTTTATTAAAGTTTGATCTTTTTCTTTTAACGTTTTTCTAATCCTTTCAATTTTTTCTTCTTCTGCTTCTGGATATTTTTCTTTATACTGCTTAATATATTTGGCTTCTATTTCATCTCTTGTCCCGGTAACAGAAAGCTTTCCACGTCTAAATTCATTAATTTCATATTTCTCAAAGTTACATCTTCTTCCACCTAAAGTCCGGATATATCCATCTGTTTCTGCTGCCTCAGTAGTTTTATCCATTAAGTTTTTTACAAAGGGAACACTGTCGTGATATTTATCGAATAATTCTTCAGCTTCTTGTCTCGTGCTTAAACCTAATTCTGCTTGTAATTTAGCTTTACCCATTCCATAAAATAATCCAAGATTAATTGTTTTAGCTTGGATTCGTTCTATTTTTGCCATGTCAGCAACAATTTTATGAAAATCCACAGAACCTTTTTTAAATCTATCTACAATCTCAATCACTGATTTATCTTTCGCGAGAGAGCTTCTTGCTGCATAGTGTACTACAAGTCTTGGTTCTTGTTGCGAGTAATCAAAACAACCCCATTTATGTTCTCTTTCCGGAAGAAAGAGTGATCTTATCATTGGTCCTAATTCTTTATTCCTTGCTGGAATTTGCTGAAGATTTGGCTTGCTGTACGAAAATCGACCCGTGACTGTGCCTCCGCTATCTGATCTAATTGGATTAATATCTGCATGAATTCTACCTTTATGTTCGTAGCGGATAATAGTATCAATGAATGTAGTATGCGCTTTATTTACTTCTCGGGCTTTTGCTATTTTTTTAACTATTGGATGAGAATGAGTAGCAAGAAAGTTTTTGGTGAATGACGGAGCATTTATTTTTTCAGTTCTTTTATAAGGTAAATTCAGTTTATCAAAAACTTTGGCAATACTTCTTGCGGCCATTATTTGAACATCTATTTGTGTTTCTTTTTTTACTTCTTGCAACAACCTTGTTTCTTGTTCAAGTAGTGTTTGCTTCACTTGGTGAGCTTGTTCGATGTCTACGCGCACGCCTTTAAATTTCATATCTACTAGACATGGAAAAAGTTGAGTTTCTAAATCAAAAACCTTTGTAAGATTTTCTTTCTGTATTTTTTGAGACAAGACTTTAGCAAGTTTTAAAGTTAATTCCGCGTCTTTTTCTGCGTATGATCCAACATCCATGGCTGGAAGCTTATACATTTCAGATTTTGCATCCACACCTGCTTTATCTGCAGCGGCTTTTAATCCAGTTTCATCTTTTATTTCGCCGAGATAGTCATAAGCAATACTGTTTAACGTGTACCAGAATCTGTTTTCGTCTATTAAAGATGCCATGACCATTGTATCTATAATCCGACCCTTTATCTCGACGCCGTATGCCTTTAACCAGCATACGTCATACATAGCATTATGAAATATTTTTGTAGCGGGCAATGCACAAACTTTTGTTATCCATTGCATAACTTTACGCTTGTCGAAAAAATTACCTTGATCGTGTCCAAAAGAAAAATAACCAGACCATCCTTCAACTGCTACTGCAATGCCTATAATCTCTCCATCATTAACTAAAGCGCCAGACCCTCTTGATTTTAATCCTGGATCTCTAGTTTCTAAGTCTATTGCAATAAAATCATATTTTGTTAAATCTTTAAAAGATTCGGGAGATATCCATTCGGTTTGAGCCTCGAACATCATTTACCGGCTTTCCACTTCTTATAGCCTTCTACCCATGATTCCTTTTTTTCTTTCTCGTATCTATAATCTCTTTTAATAATCATATCGATAAAATGTTTAGCTTTTTCCAAATCTTCCTTTCCTCCTTTATCTGAATGTCTTAGAATATATTTAATAACGTTTCCTTCAGGGTAAAGCAACTTGTTCTCTACTACAAATTCGCTAGGCTGAATTTTATATTTTAAATAGTGCTCTCCACCAATTTGTTTCTGGTAAGGACTAGTTGATAAATAGTTCATCATTTCTGTATATTTTTTTACTTTCATAGTATTGGTTCTCCTATTGTGTAGTATCTATCTGTTAAAGGTGCCATAATATATAATCGCTGTTTAGCTCGAGTTATACCTACAAAAATTAATCTATGCTGTGCGTCAGGATTTCTTTCAGCTTCTCGAAAAGGAAGCCATTGATTTTCAGTTCCATAGTCTGTGAATAAAACAACATTGTCACACTCTCTTCCTTTCGAACCATGTATGGTGGACAATTCTATTTTAGTATTACTCATTAAATCATCACCTTTCTTTAATAATGTTTTTATATAATTTTTTGTGTCTTCATCAATTTTGAATTGTTCCCAGCTTCCTGACGCTAGCAACCCGTGATCTTTTTTTAATTCATTTAAGTTCACATGCTCTATTCCCTCTAAAGATTCCCCACTGGAAAAACCATATGCCACATGACCGTCTTTATATCTAAGAAATGTTTCATACATTGTCCTAGCATCTTCCTCTTTAACTGGTCCGCCTTTTTGTAAAAGAATCCATGTTCTATAGGATTGTAAAACATCATTAGTTAAAATCTTATTTCCTTTACGTTCAAATCTCATTCCAATCCTAAAAAAGTGGCTTCCTATCTCATCTAATAACTTGTTAGTTTGAGCTAATACCATCCAATTTCCTTCGGTAAAATCTATATTATCCAAGTGATAGTGTTCAAAAAGTTCGCCCTCAGCTTTTCTAGCATCCCAAGATTTATCTAAACGATTTTCTATTTGGGATAGTACTTCTAAAGCTTTTGCGTGAATTTTTTTTGGAACTCGATGTGACTCAATCTGATTATCTGGCTTTGCTTTCCATCCTTTAGGCAAGTTCTCTTTTTCTAAATTTATAAATATATTAGGATCAGCGCCTTGAAAGGTGTAGATAGTTTGATCATCGTCTCCTGCTATATATGATCTTTTGCAGTGTTTCTCTATGTAAAAGAACATGTCCCATTGTGAAGGACTTAAATCCTGAGCTTCATCAAGAAAAACTGCTTCAATTTCACTAATTAAACTGCCTGGATTATTCATTTTATCTTTCTTTTCAAACAGCTCTATCATATCATGAAACTCTATCATTTTAGTATGCTCTTTAAATGTTTTTAAATCTTGATTTAGTTGATGAGTAAAATCTATTTCTTCATGCTCTAAGGATAGTTCAAAAGCCGCTTGTTCTAAATCTATTTTTTTAGATCTAGCGTATTGTATTATTCGCATGTGATTGTTCTCATATTTAGGATTGCCTGCAGTATCCACAGTAGTTTCAAAGGACATATTTTGATAAGCCTGGTGATTCGGATCATCTTTAAATATTTGCCATTTTCTTTTACCTTTTAACAATATTTTGGATGTTTTTCCTTTACCAAATAATTCTCTGGTTCCTAAACTATGCATTGTAGAAACATATAAAAGATCATGTTTGATTCTTTTAGCTGCTTCATTAACACCAGCATTACTATAAGTAATGTAAATTATTTTTTGAGGATCTGTTTTATATTCATTAATTTCTTTTTCTAAATAATGATTAACGAGTCGAAAGGTTTTACCAGTTCCTGGAGGCCCAGGTATAATTGTTCTTATTCCCATGGTTCTTTTTGCCTTTCGTTAATTCTAGGATTTGGTCTATCAAGTTTTATTGTTTTCATAACCATGACTCGATTATTTTTTCCAGCTAATTTTTTAGTTTTTTCTTCTACTTCAAATAATGTTTCCATCAGTCTAATCGTTTTTCCTTTAGGATATGTTTTTTCAGCCCAAGACTTAGTTTTAAGTAAATATTTCCAAAATTTTGGAAATTTAAAATAAGTAGTTCCTTCTTCGTCTGTGTACGCAATTCCTCTTAGAACGTCGTCTATTTCTTTTCCTGGTATTTTATTTATATACTCTGCCAATATTTCTCTTAACTGAACATCAACTTTAGATGAAGCCGGAGCTGGGACAGTTTTTAAATTAGCGAAATGTTTTATCAGTAATTTTCTCCAAATATGCCTTGGAACCGGCATCATTGGTTGACCTATTTGATTCATACAAGCCAATGAAAATTTTTCTGGGTCGTGCAAAGTTGCATCATCAACTTCAACACTGTCTCCTCCAATTGACACAAAGTAAATAGGAGGATCAGAATCATATTTTCTAATTTCAGTTATTTCAGGTACTGGTGCGTCATCACCGACACCAAATTCTCTTGTTATACATTTTTTAGCATTGCAGAAACTGAAAATAGGTTCGTCTTTACATTTATAATGGTAATCCTTATTTTTTACAGAAGCTATGGTTTTAACCATTTCTGAACTATCACACGGAGGCTTCATATATTTTGTATTATATTGCTCCATCTTTCGTTCCCATTCCTGTTTTTCTGGAGAACCATTCTCGGGATATCTTTTTTTAAGATAAACACCGACATTGTACATGCAATTATTTCTTTGACCTTCAGGGACTCCTTCAGAAAGCAAAGCTTCTAGACATGGCGATATGCCTCTGAAATCATCATCTTTTTCTTTTTCGTCTTTCAATTCTAAATCATGTAGTTCTTTTGCTGTTAGCGCTATTTTTTCATAAAAAGAAAAGAATTCAGATAAACTTAAGCCTTCACCGTTTGCGTTAAAGGCATATCTAACTGTTTTTTCATTTCCGTGATAAGGTAAATTTAGAAAACTTCCTGTGTCCCCCCTATCAACTTTTATATAATCTTGTTTAGGATATATTTCTGCTCTTGCGTACCCCATCGCAGCTGCAATCATTTTTAATTTCGCTCTCATAATAATTGCTGGAATTAGTTCTTTAGTAAAAAGAAAACAATGCGCTCCTCCTGATTTGGATCGAAACACAATTGCAGGTATTTTTTTATTATTTAATTTTTGGATAAATTTTTTATGATCAAAAGGATATATGTCTATGTCAATACATCCCCATTTACATTTATTATCTTTATTTATTGGAATAATAGCTAAAGCAGGATCTTTTCCTATTAAATGATCATTCCAGAGTTGTGTAATCGGCGGCTTGTGAATGGTAAAGGATTCTGTTTTATTTTTACCTTTTTCAGTAAACTGCGTACTTTTTTTCGTTATACCGTAGGCACAGTCTAAACCTTCAAATATTTCTTTAAATTTCTCTAATTCTTTCATCATAACTTTAATATGGGCGGTTTAAGTCTCCCGCTGCCGCCCACAATTCCAACCGGAATGGAATCCTATGATATTTTTCCGTTTGACTGATCGGCTCTACGGCAACTTTCATAAAACTTTTTTGCTCTATTGTAGATACTCGTATCAGTTATTTCTCCAACCTTTTGTATGTTGTAACCATACCATTCGTTACCCTTTCCAGTATTTTTTACTGAAGATAACTTATAGATGTGGCTAAAAGGTGGCGGTGTGTAGGGACCATCTTTTCCATCTTTAGTGATGCTCATCATCATCGAGTTCCATTTTCTTGAAACCTTTGCTTGAGTTGAGGACATTGATATCAAAGCCGTTTCAGCTGATTTACCATCAGATATGATGACAAAATGCTGAGCCGTTTTTTGAATATAATTACCATTTGGTAATCTATCTTTGCCCATTGCATCCTTTGATGTTTTAGAAAGAATATCACTATTACCAGGAAATATATTCTCTGGTCTTCCTGAGCCTGTACCAAAGTCAGCCCATTCTTGATACTCTAATCTATAGTGACAAGGAATAACTTGTATTCCTTTTTCTCCGTCGTACAGTTTTCTTGTCACTGTGTTAAAAAACATACCAGGGTCAGCACCTTCAACATAATTCGCATGTTTTCTTTGTGCTTCTGCTGATCCGTTTTGTAGAAGTTTCAAAATTGGTAGAGCCACACTTTCTGAGTCTACGTTTTCGAAACCTTTCTTAGCGTCCGCTTCAAACAGAGCGTCTGATGGCAGACCTGCTTCCTGTCTTTTAGCTACTTGCTTCTCGTTTCTAGTTTCCATTTTCTAGTTTCTCCTTGTTATTTTTGTTTGGTTACCTACAAACGGGTTAAAGAGGTCCGCGGGCAAGTCTTGTCCAGATTCAGTCCGCTCGCGAACCACCGCTTTAAGTGTC